CGCATATTTAATACTAACTTCCATCTATTATTTAGGTTTTGTGGTAGTGGAGTTGCATCCATTAATTCTTTCTCGATAAATTGTTTTGTTATATTTTTAAAATTATTCATAGGGGGGTTTATGTCCACCATTAGGACTGGGCTTCCAAGTACATTCGTTGCCAGATAAGAAATTATCACCAGGGCATACTTGGGTAAGGTGGTTGATTCGCGAACCACGCGCCGAAATGAATCGGTCGGTTTACTCTCAGCAATAATCAAAGGTACAGAGGTCACATCGGCAAGTGCTGTCAGGTTTAGTGCACTCTTCTCTTTATCGCTGGGAGTCTTACTCACATTTCCGCCGCTAGGAAACATGGAGTAAAAAATTTTCTCATACGTCGGAAAAACTTTCAAAAGAACGTCTAGGTCACGTTCCAATTTGACGCTCAACAATTTGCAAACGTCATTCCGAAATCTATCGTGTCTGTCTTTGTCGAAGTGAGCAACCAGTTCTCGACTTGACGAAATACAACTTTCAATCAGTTGAGTAGCTTTGTCCACACTATTAGAAGGCAAGATGAAGCCCATGCATTTGGCGATAGAAGCCATTTCTAGAGGAGCTACCCATTGTTCTGTACCATCTGGGATAATTTTCTTAACAAACTTTCGCTTAAGAAATGACGCCTCTTCTATGCCTATTGTTGGAGGAACTATTTCAGACTTATTCGCTGCTGTCACGACAATACCATAATGCTCCTTACAAAACTGTTTATAATTGACAAGGTTAACAATGTGAACGAACCTTTCGTCTACAGAACTTAGTAAGTCATCACCGTAAGTACCCGGAGTGATTATGTCGAAGGGATTCATCTTAGGTAATTGGTCTGTAACCATTAAATGCAATAACCAGTATACAAGCATAAGTATGTTGCGCAAGCAGTTGTCTTCAGCAGTACCATATTTACCTGAAGGCTGCTTGCCAGGAAAACAGCCAATTGCTCCATATATGGCTAGGAAAGGATGGAGTGACTCGCTAAGAACTCCTTGGAGAACACGACAAGCGCCAGCATTATACCCGCCGTAAACGCCAAGCTTGTATAATACAGAGACTGCCATGTGAGGAATTGAGTAACATCTCATATCATCAAATTCCTTATAATCTCCCTCAATCATTCTCTTGTGCTCACCCAGATATTCCACGAACTCACCAACATCTTTCGATTGCATGTTAATTCCTACACATGATCCGCTCTTGGGTCTGCCCGCCGTAAGCGCTGAGAATATAGGAGCAAGCATCATCCTTTGTAAGCCGAGGCTCGCCTCATCGGTCATACAAAACATTCTTGCCAATTTCTTTGCCGTTCTAACTTCATCCTTCAGAGCTGCTATGATGGGGGAGCACGTCTCTCGACCCTCGAAATAATCGGAAACTTTTGAAACGATTGCTGTTTGAATCTCTCCGACAAAATGAGCGTTGGGCTTATCACCATAAGTCCATGCTTTCTTCCCCCCTGGATAGCCAAAAGCGCCAGATGTACTCAAATTAATACCACGAATATATGGATCCTCAGGGGCGCCATTTAACGCTACATCCAGAGTTAGAGGAGCTATCTTACCCACAAATTGTTTCATATGCTCAAATACACATTCAACCGTTTCGCCCACCAACCAAGGATGCAATGTGGTCATCGGGGATTCGTACCGATCTAAAAATGCTGTCCATGGAGCATTGCTTGTTAAATCGGGCCCACTAAACTTGAGTTTGCCGTCTTCATATAAGCTTTCTCCAATCAACGCTGGTAAATCATCGGAAATCAAAGACAATTCCACCTTTGACTTCCCTTTCATTGCTTGCGAGCCCTTAATCTGACCATACCATTCAACGCCTGGAGTATATGAGTAATTGAAAGGATGTTTGGAATGGATCTTCTCAAGATCAAAATTCATATGTCCCTCTGATAATATTTCCATAAGTCCGTTGGAGTGTTTTTGAAGCTCCTTGTACGCATTATCTATCTGATCCGCAGTGATTAAGGTTCCATAACACATTCGCTCTTCTTTAGTACCTGCCGAATGAATTGCTGAAACACACCATCCTTGTCCAACTTGGGAAATCAGAGGAG